AAGACCCACATGAAGAACATTGGGGTATAGGTTCAAAATGATAAAAATTACAGATGAATTAAAAGCTAGAGTCACTTCTGCGGAAGGAATAGTTGACCATGTATATTTGGACAGTTTAGGTAAGGCCACTATTGGAATAGGTCATCTTATTCAGCCACACGAAAGAGATAGATTTCCTGAGGGAAAGAAAATTTCTAGAGAAGAGATAGATGAGCTGTTTGATTTAGATTTAAACAGAGCAGCAGCAGGAGCTGATCTATTGATAGAAGAAAAAATTGGTCACGACTTGCCTACCCACATAGAACACGTTATCGTGGAAATGGTTTTTCAGCTAGGAACTCAAGGTGTCCGAAATTTCTCCAAGATGTGGAAAAATATGAGAGTCAAGAAATGGAAAGAAGCCGCTGAAGAAATGAAAGATTCTAGGTGGCATAAACAGACCACCAATAGATGTGAGCATCTAGCTGAAATAGTAGCTAATACTTAAAAATTTGAGAGCATTTTGCCCGCCTAAAAATACTCCTGAAAAGGATATGGTGATGACCCCAGTTTATCTTGCCAAGGAGATTATTGAGCATTTCAACCCTACTGGTAGAATACTTGACCCCAGTAGAGGAGAAGGTGCATTTTATGATAATTATGATACGGATAATAAAGATTGGTGTGAACTAGGCGAAGGAAAAGACTTTTTGTTATATCAGGATAAAGTTGATTGGATTATTACAAATCCACCCTGGTCTATGATGCAAAAATTTCTATTGCATGGCATGGAAGTGGCGGACAACATTGTATATTTAACAACTATAAATCATTATACTACTAAACGTAGAATAAGAGATATGAGAAAACATAACTTTGCAATCAAAGAAATTTATAATGTTCTCACACCTTCAAAACCTTGGCCACAACTAGGGTTTCAACTAGCTGCTGTTTATACACAGCGTAATTATAAAGGAAATATTAAGTTTAGTTATTCTAACAACTTAAAGAGTTCTTCTGAAGTGATTTGGTAGTGTTCCGTATTCTTTAAACTGATTGTAGGCGGATTGCCAATCTTGTTTGTATTCAGTTTGTAGCCAATGTCTAATCGCTTTGTCGGTATCGTGTTCTAAAGTAAAAAAGTTTGACAGTTTTTTTAATATTTTAATCATAATGTTCTCCTATGGACTAGAGAACATACATTTATTTTTTACTTTTAGATTTGTTTTTATGAGACTTCAGGTGTTCCTCTATTGCTTCCCATACTTCAATATTAGACCAATGACTCAGAACAGCTTTTGATATATCTTCATGAAGAACTTTCAACATTTTAATATCCATTTTAACAGGTGTTCCTTTATTCTCACTAACGTGATCTACTTCGTCTCTTGTGAGACTCAACAATAGCTCACCATTTTGATACATTATTCTCATTTTGCTTCCCCCCAATTTTTTCCTAAGGCCACATCAACCTTAGAAGGAACACTCATTTCAATAGTGTTTTCCATTATTTCTACTATTTTATTTTGAACTTCTTTGTCACCACTGAAACTAATGGCTAGTTCATCGTGAATTTGAATCATAGGCGTTATCCCTTCCTTATATAAATCTACCATAGCTTTCTTTGTTTGATCTGCAGCAGAGCCTTGTATAAGTCTATTGAGAGCCTTATACGTCCCTGACCTTTTCAAAGGAGTATATTCACCATACTCCTCTTTAGCCCTATCCAAAGGATAAGCCTTGTAAGAACCAAATGCCTTAGGCTCCCACAACTCAAAACGACATCTTCTACCTAAGAAAGTCTTAACAGCCCCTTTTTTCTGAGCATGATTTGATACTGCGTCAGCCAATTGTCTTACAAAAGGAACTCTCTCATTATATTGTTTAATTAAAGATTTACCTTCTTCAGGATCAATACCTAACTGATCAGATAGTTTACCCACACCCATGCCATAAAATAGTCCTAAATTTATCGTTTTAGCACTCTTACGAGGTATATTACCTATCTCAGCCATGATTGTATGAAAGTCCGTAGTCTTGTCTTCGTTGTAAGCTTTAACAATCTTTTCAGCTCCTTCTAGCTTAACAATGTTAGCGTAATGACTAACGAGTCTTGGCTCTTGCTGTGAGTAGTCAAAAGAACCCCACTTGTCTCCTTCTTCAGGTAAAAATAAACCTCTAATTAAAGAACCTATTTTTATGTCAGACTCAGCATCATCTTTAGCAGGAATTTGTTGAAGGTTAGGATTAGAATAGCTAAATCTCCCTGTCAAAGTACCACCGTTCTCTGTTCGTAGCTGATTAACATTAGCGTGTATTCTACCTTTATGCTGATATCTCTCTATCGTATGAAGGAACGTGGTCCGTGCTTTGTTAAAATTTCTAGCTTGAACAATTGCTTTTGGAACAGGATGAGGATGAAACTCTAAAAAGTTTTTTGTAAAAGAAGGATTACCTTTATTTGTTTTAGGATAATCTATTTTACATTGATCAAATATAGTAGCAATAGAGCGAGCCGCCCATATATCACACTTTAAATTAGTCTCATTAAAAACATATTTTAAAAGCTCATTTTCTTTTTTTATAAAAGTTTTTTCTGCTTTTTTTAATCTCTCTAAATCTATTCTCACTCCTTTTTTTCTCATTTTCATAAGAATAGGAATTAAGTCAGTTTCTAAATTAAATACAGTTTCTAAATCTTGTTGTGAAATCTCAGGTTTTAATCTATCCCATAGCTTTAAAGAAAGCACAGCGTCCTGTTCTGCATACTCTCCCACATACTGAGAAGGAATTTTAAACATCTCACTTTTAGGATTAACACCCCATTGTGCTGCAGTCTCATTCAATAAGAACTCGCTTTTACTTTCAGCTAGATATTCTTTAGACACTGCATTAAGAGAATAACTAAATTTATTTTCATTAATAAGAGGAGCAACAAGCATTGTATCAATGATACGACCATTCCACTTAACTCCCTCAGCTTCCAACCAACCGAAATCATAGGTAGCGTTATGAGCTATTTTTTCTCCCTCTCCTGAGAGCATTTCATTAAGCCAATCAAACACGACTCGTGGATCGTGATTAAATCCTGTCTCATGCCTGATAGGATAATAACCCTTCCAACCGTCCACAGCTATAGCAACACCAATAATCTGTCCGTCATTCGTGGCCCATCCTGGTCCTTTCTCCATAATGTTTGGGTCCTTAGTTTCTAAGTCAATTGCAATTTTTTCAGCGTCTTTAATGTTAGGAAAATCCATGGGTGGAACCCATTCAGATTTTGGTTTAAACATTCCGATTTGTTTACTCATATTCTATAAGCCTCTCTTGATTGTGGTGTTATTATGTAAAGGTTTTCTTTAGCCCTTGAAAACGCCACATAGAAAAGTCTGTGTTCACTTATAGGGTTCGTCCTATATTCCTCATACGCCATTTTTCCTATGTCTAGAGACACGATAACATTGTCAGCCTCTCCACCTTTTTGTTGGTGTATGGTAGATAATGTGACTCGTGGCTCTAAAGCTAAATTTTCTCCCCTAGACTCTAAGTTTTCTAAATAAGCAACTGTTTCTGTATTGATCGTTGTCATTACCCTAGTCCAAGGAGTTCCGAACTCAGCTTGTAATCCAAAATCATCTTTGAGTTCTATAAAAGATAACTTCTTATCAGGAAAAGCTTTTCTTTGTTCAGATATTTTTTTCTTATTACCTCTCAAAACAAATTCTTTTCCAAGACACTTATATAAATTTTCTATTAGTTTAATAGGAACCTCATTCTTTTCATCTCTCATCAAATCTTTCCAAGTTAGTATAGCATTTCTTTCCTGAGTTTTAACTGAATATCTGTACTTACTATCTTTTAATTTGACTCTAAAAAAAATATTTTTCTTCCTCATAACTTCTTCTAGGTCATCACGAATAGTTCTTGTTCTACCCATGATAAGCCAAGTTCCGTCATCCATGTTTAAATGATAAATACCTCTAATAAATTCTACCGAACCGTCTCTATTTGCTGGTGACCATTTAATATCATCGTATCCAATAATCTGTTCTTCAACACGATTAACTATCTCCCATACTTTTCTTGGCACTCTTTTTGATTGATCCAAAACAATTAAATTTTCTGCTTCTTCTTTTATTTCTATGGCCTTTGCTACGTCAGCGTCAGCCCAAGTATAGATAGCTTGATTAGGGTCCATAGCCAAATAAGACTCCTCAGAATTCTTCCAAATCTTTTCTGCCATTTTCCACTGTATCGTGGACATGTCCTGAGACTCATCAAAGAAAACTACTTTAAAAGATTTATAAAAGCTTCCCTCTACATAGTTTTTTATAAGGTCTGTAAAGTCTATTTTAGGCCCTTGATCTTTTACGAGATATCCATTTGTACCGTCTGTAAAGCTCTTATATCCGAAATTTTTATAGTCTTTTAAGCCCTTATCTATGTATTCTAGTTTATGCCAAATTATATCCTTAGCAAACATAGCCCAACAATCTCTTAAAGAGATGTCTCTTCTTTTTGATTTTTCTATTAAATCAACATACTTGTCGTCATAGTTGTTGAAAAATATGTCATCATCATTATTAACGTTAATATTAATCCTAAGTTCATTTGATATGTTCCTCCAATCATTGTTACTCATT